AAGGTCGTTGAAATCATCTGCGCTGAATAAGGAGAATAGTCATGGCTAATCAAAATAGCACGCAATACGCTAACACCCAGACTGTTCCTGCGACGATGAATGACGTGTGCGACGAGCATGGTCGCGTCCGCGTTCGTGCATTTGACTTTACTCAAGTCGGTGCCGGCGCTGATGGCGATACCGTGACTCTTTGCCAAATGCCTGGTGGCACTGTGCGCATCATTGGTGTGCAGATTGTCAACTCGGCTCTTGGCGCGTCTCGCGTTGTTAAAGTCGGTCACACAGGTTATACTAACCTTTCAAACACAGCTGTTACAGCTGACGATGACGCCTTCTTGGCCAATACGTCAGTTGCCGCTGCGGGCACTATCAACACTGTTACTGCATCGAAACTGTCCAGCCGGACTGGTTTCACTGTGCGTGCAACAGTGACTGGTGGCACGATCCCAGACGGAGCTACTTTGAACGGTCAGATCCTGTACACACTAGACTAAGTCAGAGGAACACCGGTAGTGCGGGGGATCGGGCCGTAAGGCTTGGTCTCCCGTTTTTGTTAGGAGAAACACATGGCAGCATCAGACATTGAAGTCGTAAATAGATCACTCACACTGTTGGGTGTAGACCCCATTAACTCGTTGTCTGACCCAACTAAGGCAGCAGCAACGTCTCGTCGTCTCTATGATGACTCGAGAGCAGCTGTGTTTCGCGCCCATCCTTGGAACTGCTTAGTTAGACGTGTCTCTTTGCCTCTTGACAACGTAGTCCCAGCTTACGAGTTTACTCACCAATTTGTTTTGCCAGCAGATTTTCTAAGACTGCTGACACTTGAAGATGTGAATGGAAGATACTCAATTGAATCTCGTCGTCTTCTCTACGATGGTTCAACGTTAAAAATAAAATATATCGCTCTGCTTACGGACGTGCCGAGCTATGATACCTTGTTAGTTGATGCTCTTGCTGCTCGCCTAGCAGCAGACCTTGCGCATCCACTGTTGCAGTCATCTACTACGATGGAGCAGATGTGGCAACTGTATGAACTAAAACTGCGTGAAGCTAAGTTTGTTGACGCACAAGAAAACTCACAAGAGGTTCTTGATGCTGACTACTGGCTTAACAGTCGTTTTGGTATTGCTGATTCTCGTTTGACGACTCCTCCAAGGTGGTAATAGATGTCTCGTACAACGCCAATTCAAACTAACTTTACAGGGGGTGAGATTTCACCTCGCTTGTATGGTCGTGTTGACTTGCAAAAATACGCAACCTCCGTCGAGCGCTGCGAGAACTTTATCATCTTCCCTCACGGCGGCATTACTAAGAGATCAGGTACTCGTTATCTTGCGCCTACAAAATTTGCAGACAAGAAAACAAAACTGATCCCATTTATTTTTTCAACTGAGCAAGCTTACATTGTTGAGTTCGGTCACTTGTATGTGCGCTTCTATCGCAATGAAGCTGTGTTGCTTAATGCTGCAGGCACTGCTCCATATGAGCTAATTTCGCCCTACACAGAAGACGATCTAGATGCCTTAGACTTTACGCAGTCTGCCGATGTGTTGTATCTTGTTCATAAGGATTATCAGCCGAGAACACTTAATCGTTTGGGGCCCACTAACTGGGCACTAAACCTGTATGAACCACGAGATGGCCCGTACAACGAAGTTAATACAACTGCCATTACTGTTCACACTTCAAGCTTGACAGGTTCTGCAACCATTACTGCAAGTAGTTCTGCTTTTGCAGTCACTGACATTGGACGCTGGTTTCGATTTAAAAACGGTTCACCAGCTGTTTGGGGCGCCGGCAAGATTACTGCGTACACAAACCCAACAACGATTGTTGTCTCAGTTGATCCAGACTTTCCCTTTGGTGCGACTGGAGCAGGTAATGCTACTAAAGATTGGCGACTTGGCTCTTGGTCAAACACTCTTGGTTGGCCAACGTGCGTCGCGTTCTTCCAAGAACGTTTATTCTTTGCAGCTACGTCAGCAAAACCATCAACCATTTGGGGAACACGCACAGGAGAATTTGCAACGTTTAGCCCGTCAAATGCAAAGGCTGAAGTGCTTGATGACTCCGGTTTAAGTTTTACTCTTGCTACTGACCAGGTGAACGCGATTCGCTGGATTTATGGTGAGAAGCGTTTGCAGCTTGGTACGTCTGATGGTCCCTTTATTCTGTCTGCGGGTCGAAACTACGAGGCGCTGACACCCTCAAACTCAACCATCTCTCGTGAAACCACTGACGGTACAGCTAATGAACGTCCTGTAGGTGCCAGTAGGACCACTCTATACATTGACCGTTCACGCCTAAAAGTACGCGAGTTATCGTATGACATCAACATTGACGGTTATGCCTCTGTTGACCTTACACTGCTTGCTGAGCACATTACAACAGGTAACGTCAAACAAATCGCGTATGCTCGTTCTCCTGACAATTTAGTCTGGACACTATTGCAAACCGGCGAATTGCGCTGTTTGACTTATGAGCCAGACCAGGAAGTTGTGGCCTGGCATCGACACATCATTGGTGGTACTGACGTTCTTGTTAAAAGTATTGCGGTGATTCCTAAAAACGACGAATCAGAAGAGGTGCTGTACCTCGTCGTTGAAAGAACAATTGATGGAGCCACCGTACAGTACGTCGAATACCTAGAGAAATCTTTTGATACGGCCAAGGGCATGGTTGTTGAAGATGCGTTTTTCATCGACAGTGGCATCAGCTACGACGGTCCCCCAGTAAATAGCTTGTCTGGTCTTGACCACCTTGAGGGTGAAACAGTACAAATTCTGGCTGATGGGGCTGTTCACCCAGACCGGGTAGTTAGCTCTGGCTCGATTACGTTGGCTCGTTCTGCGTCAAAAGTTAGCGTAGGTCTGCCGTATGTTGCTCGCGTAAGAACACTTGATCCTGAGGTTCAAACACAAACAGGTCCTTCTCAAGGCAAGATTCGCCGCATTGAACGTGTTACTTATCGCTTGGTCGACACCTTTAACCTTAAGTTTGGAGCAAACGGTGCTCCATTAGAAATTATCCCGTTCCGTTCAGGGGCTATGCCTATGGGTTCAATTCGCTTGTTTACGGGTGACAAACGCGTGCTTGTGCAGCATGCCCCAGAGCGTCAATTTGAGTTGCTTGTGCAGTCTGATACACCGCACCCCTGCACCATCTTGGCGATCATGTACGCAATGACAGTTTCTGAACGATGATAGTAGTTCCATTTGAATCATGGCACCTCGACTTTATAAAACCTCTCTGGCCCGTACTCCACAATGGTTTGGCACTGGAGAAGTGTTCAATCTCTTTTACGGCCGTAGTCGACGCAAGACCGATTGCTATTGCCGGGGTCATTCCTATTTGGAAAGGCGTAGCCGAATCCTATTTGATTCCGTCCGCACTATTTCCGAAACACAAGATTCAGTGTATAAAGTACATCAAGCTAAACCAGGAATTTTTGGGAAGGGAACTCAAACTGCATCGACTTCAAACAACTGTACCATCAGATCTACTGCACGCCATTCGCTGGTTAGAGTGGCTGGGGTATCAGAAAGAATCGACGCTGCGTATGTGGGGTCCCGATCAGAAAGATCATTACAGATACGTGAGGTTCTTTGATGGGTGTTGAAACTATGATCTTGACCGCCATGGTCGCCGGTACGGCGATGCAGGCCTATGGTCAATACCAAGCAGGCCAAGATGCTAAAAAGGCGGCTGACTACAACGCGCAGATCATGGAGCGGAACAAACAGACCGCTCTTGAAAAAGCAAAATACGAGTCAGAAGCCGAAGCTCAACGGCTTCGCCGACTTATTGGTTCTCAAAATGCTGCAAGGGGCGCGAGCGGTATTGGAAAGTCCGGTACGTTTCTAGACTTGCAAGAAGATACAACCATTCAGGGCACGATGGAACAATTGGCTATCCTGTACGGTGGTGAACTTCAAGCTGAAAACTTTCAAAACGAAGCAAACATGTCCCGCTTCCAAGGTGAAACGGCGGCCCGCCAAGGTAAGACTGCTGCCATGGGTACTATCCTTACCGGCAGCGCGCAAACTGCTTACATGGGTTACGACATGGGCGTGTGGGGTAAAAAACCTGCAACGACGGGTAAAGTTACACCAGGAAAGGTTAGTTAATATGCCAAAAATTCCTACCTACGAACGACGCGGCCAACTACCCGTTAGCTATCAGCAAGGTCTTGATTCTCGAGAGCGAGCTGCTTTTACTCTTGGTTCTCAAGGCACGGCTGAGACAGGTAAAGATATTCGTGAGGCTGCTTCAATTGCCTATAAGTGGAACGAACAACAAAAGAAAGAAAAAGCTTCACTAGACATGGCGTTGGTATCGTCTGAAATAGGCGAACGATTTTCCATGGATTTTGAAAATTTAACAAACCAAGAAGAACGAGACGTTGGCAAGTATAGAAATAAAGATCTTACGCAAAGATATGACGGTTCTCCATCAGAAGGACGACTTCTTGTAGATTTAACTAGAGAAGCTGTTGATAATTTGATCAACCATAAAGATTATGCAAAAATAGCTGAGGGCAATAAATATTTTGCAGCTGAATTTGAGAAGTTTGGTTTGCGTTTTCGTGAAGTTGCTCTGTCAAAAGCTATTCAACAGCAAAGTCAATTTCATATTCAAGCCGTCGAAGTTGGCATACAAGACGGTCTTGAAAAAGCCGCTGCCCACGTGTCTAATAGTCCCACCCAACTTGATGGTACTATGATGATGTGGCGTACCGTTTTAGGAGATATGCCTCAAGACAAAATTCCTGAGTCAATGAAAGGACTTACGGCTATCGGTGTAAAACCAGAAGGGGCTGATAAGTATTTAGCAATTGCTCGTCCAGCTGTTTTACAGAAAGCCAAAGAAAACCTAAACAAGATTGCTGAGGTTGCTTTCTTGCGCATGATTGCTGATGATCCGGCGGCTGCTCACAAAGCACTTAGACAACTTGGAGCAACTCCCGAAGGTAAGTGGAAGCTTGAAAACCTGTATGGTTTTACTGGCGACCAGTACCTGCGTTTGCTTAACAGCAGCAAGACATCAAGTGAATTTGTAAACGTCAAAGCTCGTTACGAACTTGAGACACAGCTTGATGACGCCGTTGCCGCTGCAAAGACAGGCACAGTTCCTCCCGGTTTTAGCAAGTTTGAAGACATTCAAGCTAAAGTTTATAGCGTGCTAGATCCCAATGATCCAAAAAGCAAAGAACAAGCTTATGTGATTGCAAAAAAAGCACACCGCGAAATAACAATCAACCAAAAAATCTTCGGCATCGCTGGTAATTTTTCTAAGATGTCAAACGATGAGATTGTAAAGACCGTAAAGAATTTAAAACCCGCTGGGGCTAACGCAGCTGATGAGGAAAAAATTCAGCAAGGCGTAGCTCAAATGGCCAACAGTGTTTTAACTGAACGCCAAAATGACCAAGCTGCTCACTATAAAAATAATCCCATCATTATCAGACTGCGTGAGGAAGGTAAGTACGGAGAAGCCAATGACAATATGATTGCAGCTCAACGCCGGAACGGTACACCAGACCATGAGCTAACTCTTCTCAGTAAAGCAGAAGTCGAGACAGAAAAGTCCTACTTGACAGGTACATCTGGAGAACAACTGGGTCAACGCCTGCGTAGTTTTGTTGAACGCCATGGCGGTAAGAATGGCGAGCGTCGTGGTGACTTGCAAATTGTTTGGCGTCAGTTAACAACAGGTCCTAACCCACTGCCTACTGAATACATTTGGGCGGCCAACGCAATGGGTACTGCTGCAGAACCTCAAATCATTAAGGCTCTCAGCACAAAACTGGAAACCGTTAAAAACAACCTTGGGTCTTTACAGACTAGGGGTGTTAGTTGGAGCACCCTCGAAAATTCTGCTTTGCAGATAGGTGATCCTTATCGTCGAGCTTTGACTGGGAATGTTCCTGATAGGCTAAACGTTTACGATTCAGCTAGGGCTTTAGCTGTGCGCATGGCGGCTATGGATCTTGCAACGACTGGTTCTAATGATATGAACAAGGCCTTAAAGACCGCGTTTAAAACAGTCATGCAAGGGTACGACTTAGACGGAGGTACGTACTACATTCAAACGAAAGTGATTGGCGGCACTGGCACTTCGCTTAATACAAAGTTGATTCATTCAAATGCTGAGCGAGTACGCACTGATAAAAACCTCTTGACTCAGTTAGACACCGTGCTTGCCCCAGGTAGTATGAATCCTGGAAACCAAGATCCGGCTTACCGGCAAAAACAATACTTGGAGATTCTTGAGAAGCGCTCCTACTGGATTAACAACGCCAATGGCACTGGTTTGCAACTTGTCGTTGACGCCAACGGGATTATTGAACCAGTCGTCAACAATCAGGGCAAGCCTTATGAGCTCACCTGGCAGCAACTTAATAACCCAACACTTCTGCCTCAGAAGAAAAGTAGTTGGTTTGGTGTGGAGTTTAAATAATCTACCATGGTTGATAAAATCAAAAAAGACGTCAACATTCCTAGGAACGGTCTAGGAATTACTGAGTCCCAGCTTAGGGAAGCTAATGAGTTAGGTTTTAACCATACTCCGCTTGCGCCTTCAAAATGGTTTCAGTCATTTGGTTTTGATCAACTGCGTTCGACTACTGGCCAAATAGCAGATGCTGCAATCGACGTAGGCTGGACTGAAACAGGCATCGACTCCATTAAGCGGATGAAAGAGATTCGCCGAGCTGAGGAGTTGACGAACTACACAGACGATGAGCTGAAGAAGCTTTACAACCGCCGACACAACTCACCAAGGGGTGGTTCTGGTCAAGGTTGGAAAAGTCGTCCTACGCTCGAGGAGTTTAATCTTACTGAGCGGCCGTCAATCCTGCAACCTGACGACGCAAATACTCAATACGGTATTTCAGGGCATTTGTCTTGGGACAAACCAGTTAGTAGCTTAGTTGCCAAAATCCAGCACAAACGAAAACTTGATGAACTGCGTTTAGGCAGTACCCTTGACCGTGCTCAGGGCTTTGTTGATAGTTCAGTTGGTTTTGGTTTGGCCATGGGTACAGCTATTTTTGACCCCGTTGGTCTTGCAATTGGTTTTGTTCCTATCTTGGGTGAAGCTAGGTATGCCAAGCTAGGTGTTACTGCAGCTCGTCTTGCTAGAGGTGCAGAAGCCGGCTTTGTGGGTTCATTAGCCGTTGAACCACTTATCTATTCTGCTAAGACACAAGAAAAAGCAGACTACGACATGATGAACTCCTTGACCAACATTGCCTTTGGCACTGTGGCAGGAGGCGGTTTATTCGCTGTTGGTGGAAAATTTTATGACGGCTACAAAGGACTTCGTTCCAGAAGTCACGCAGCTGCTTTAGAGACTGCTGTTAAACAAGCAGCCAATGGGCACAGTGTTGAAGTAGGACAAATTGCCACGCATGGTGCATCAAACAAGGTGTATGCGGCAAACTTTGATGCCATGGCTCCTGATGAGAGTTCAATAAATCCTTACGAAGCAATTAAGAAGGCAGGCGAAACTTCTACTGAAGCAAACACACCGTTGCAAGGAGTTGAAACAAAGTTTGAAGAGGACCCGGCCAGCCAAAAGCGCAGTCCAATCAAGGAGTACAAGCCGTATCAAGACGTGCAAAAAAGTATGGCCTTGATGGACGAAGCAACGTCTCCTAAGGCAGCAAAGATCACGACCACGCAAATTACTAGAGCGTTAGCTGATCCTCAGTTTGACGAGGCAGTGCAGTTGGCCAAGGTCAACGGCATGCAAAACAACATTGCCTTCTACGTGAGAACCACCGACAATCAAGTCTTGGCTGTTAAAGCAGATCCTCGAGCTCCTATGGGCTTGTTGACTTCAAAAGCTTTTTCAACTGAGGGCACCATTGACATGTCAAAGGTGTCGGAAAACCTTAAGGACTTGTTGGCTATCCACGGTGTTAAGGTTAGCGACGAAGCTGCGCTAGATATTGCTTACAAGGGTTCGTACAACCTTGCTAAGAACAACATGACTCACGTCATGGAGATCAAGAACGCTGTCTTTGATCCCATGCAAAACCAACACAACGTTGTCCTTGGTCCTGAAATGGCCATGGAGTCTATGTTTGCTCAAGACGCCGTTGGCGAGGTTTTTAACGACTTAAACCCTAAAGGTAAGGCAGCAGTTGAGTCTGCGATGTTTGATCCAGACACCTACCTAGACACGACTGGGGATAAGTACAACTCATTTGCTGGCTATGACACGGCCTTTGACATAAACAACCTTGAAAGTTCCGGTAAACAACTTGGTACTAACAAGGGCGGCTTGTTCATTGACAAGAACGACAACAGCCAATACTACGTCAAGTTTTACGCGAAAGATCAAGCGCTTAATGAGTGGGTTGCTGCTACCTTGTACACGTGGTACGGCGTGCCAATGCCTAAAACAACTCTGGTTACGGAGAATCGTGAGGTGGTTGGCGTCGCTAGCGACTGGATTAAGAACTTTAAAACCTTGAGTCCAAGCGAATTTAAGAATCTACCAGAAGAACAGCAGCAAGCATTTGCGCAGCACTTGATCATTGATGCTTACTTGGCTAACTGGGATGTCGTTGGCAATGCACCTAACTTTAACATGCAAATGATTGAAGGCAAGGGAGCTGTTTGGCGTATTGACCCAGGTGGCGCCTTGCTGTACCGTGCTCAAGGTGAACTCAAGGGCGACAAGTTTACCTCTAAGATGTTGGACTACAAGAGCATCATGGATAAAAATCCTGATGTGTTTGGTAAGGTTAGTCTTAAGGATACTGAGGAAGCAGTTGCTCGCATTTTGCGTATTCCCCAAGACGAGGTCAACAAGCTTGTTGATTCTGCCGTGCTTCAAGGCATGGACAAAAAGCTTGCGGAAGAACTTAAGGAAAAACTAGCCCTGCGCCGTCTTGATCTTGAAAACACGTACAGCGAAGTTGCAAAAGAAGTTGCAAAGGAAACAAACACCGTTAAGTTTTTCAACACAAATGACGCTAACAAGTTTCTTAATAAGTTCTACGACCAGATTGAAAAGTCTTTGACCCCGTCAGAAATGAGCGCCTTAAAGGGCTATACTGGCAGCGATTACATTCCGATTAACAATGCCTTGTGGGGAAAAGAAGTTCTCGGTAAAACGATTAGTCCTCAAATGCAAAAGGACATTGACCTACTTGATTCGGTTTTTAAGAAGATTCCAGAGACAAAAGAAAAATACGAGGTGTGGCGCGGCAATGTTAGGTACACAACATTCAACAATATCTTGGCCGATCTAAACCTTAAACAGTTTGTGTGGGACCAGAATCTTGACGGCATGAAAGCTTATGAACTGTTGAAAGCGGCTGAAGGCCACATCATTACGATGCATGGTTATAGCAGCACGTCTTTTTCGTTTGAAGCCGCTAAAAAGTTTCATGGAGGGTATAAAGGTAAGGCACCTTTGACAAAAATCCTGGTGCCTGAAGGTAGCAAGGCCGTGCTTGCAGGTTCAGTGTCGTCTCATAAGAGTGAAGTAGAACTACTGCTTGATCGTGGAGCAAAGTTCCGCGTGAAACAAGTAATTAAGCCAACTCACGACTTTGGTGATCCCACCCTAGTGCTTGAAGTATTGCCTGATCCCAATGCTGTGATGCCGTTTGAGGTGTCAGATGCGCAGAAACTTAAACTAGCTAAGGCATACCATAAGCAGCCAAGCAACGCAGCAGACCCTGAACCTATGTTGAATGAACCTAAGGACTCTGTGGCTGACGCTATGAAAGCAATTGGCAACGACCTTAAGTTAATTGATGATGATCTAATGGCAATACAAGCTAATATTGAAGCCGAGATGGTTAACCTAGACCCTGAACTTGGAACAGCTTTAAAGGCAGCCCTTGATACTGAGCTCAAAGCTTTAGATCAAAAACAAGCCAATGCTGTAGACATGCACAAGGCAGCAGAAGCTGCGGTGGTCTGTATTAAGAAGGGAATGTAAGATGGCAATGCAAGATTGCTTGAATATCATTAAGAAGGCGGCTGGTGAAGGCAAGATCACGGATGAGCAGGCCGGTGACTTGCTGTCTGAAATTGAAACGTTTATCTCGTCGAAGCAGAAGATGCTTCACGTAGATAACTTAGACGCCACTATTGCAGACCACCTGAAGCAACGACTTAACGACAGCATTTTGGCAGCAGCCATTGAGAAGCGAAACACTATGATCAACGCCAAGGTGTTGGCGCAGAACTACAACTTTGTCGGTAAGTTTGTTGATCCAGCTGAAGGTCTTCAGGCCTTGATGGTTGGTTCAGTGAAAAACAGGGTTGGTTCTAAGCTTAGCATCGACGCGCAAGGCAAGGCCCTGTCAAACAAGTACTTAGGCCGCTTGATTCACGACCTAGAAAAAGATGACCTGTTGGTTCATTTCAGCAATGGCCACATGGACGACGATATTGCTAGAGAACTCTTTGAGATTAAACCCAATGGAACACCCGGCATCTCGGAAAACCCTGTGGCGCAAAAGATTGCAGCCATCGTCCACAAGTACCAGTCAGTCGCCATTGAGCGAGCAAACCGAGCCGGTGCCTACATTCAAGCAAGACCCGGCTATATCTTTAGACAAAGCCACGATCAAGCTCGGATCCGTCAAGCTGGATTTGAAAACTGGAAAAATTACGTCTTAGACAAACTAGACATTGAGGCCACGTTTAGGGGCGCAGACCCTGAGGAGTTCTTGAAAGGAGCCTACCTTGGCTTGACCACAGGTATGCATAAGCGCTTCAAAGGAGACAGCGAGAGCAACTTCTTGCATGGTTTTAAAGGACCTGCTAACGTAGCTAAAAAAATGAGCCAGGAACGCACTCTGCATTTCAAGGACTCAGATTCATTCATGGCCTACAACGAGCAGTTTGGTACTCAGGATTTGCGTGAAGCGATTACAGGCGGTCTTGACCACATGGCTAGGAACACTGCCTTGATGGAAGGCCTTGGTACAAACCCTGTTGCCATGTTTGATCGTATGGTGACCGAGCTTAAACTCAAGTACCGTGATCAGCCAGAAATCTATGACAAGCTGTCAAAGAAAAACCTGATGAACCAGCTGAAGGAGATTGACGGGACTACTAGAATTCCTGCTAACGTCAGCTTGGCAAGGATCGGCGCTATTACCCGTTCAATCCAGAACATGGCTAAGCTAGGTGGCGCTGTCGTGTCCTCAGTGACTGACATTCCTAACCAGGCAGCCGAACTACGCTACCAAGGGGTTCCACTGCTTAAGTCGTACAGCGACACAATCGTGAATATCTTCAAGGGCCGTGGTGATCTTGAACGCAAAGAGATTGCCCGTTTGCTTGGTGTTGGTTTTGACGGTTTGATTGGCGACGTGACTGCTCGCTTTGGCGGTCAAGACACGGTCCCCGGTACCATGGCTAAGTTGCAGCAACGCTTCTTCAAGCTTAATCTGATGAGCTGGTGGAACGACACAAACCGAACCAGTGCTGCTTTGATCATGAGCAACAACTTGGCCAACAAGGTTGATCTTGAGTACGGCAAGCTTGGCAAGGCAGCTAACGTCATGCAGCAGTACGATATTGGTGAAGCCGAATGGAATATCTACCGCAAGCATGCAGTTAAAGAAGCAGCTGACGGCAACACGTACATGGTTAGCGAAGCCATCGAAGACCTTGATGACAAGACAATTAGGGATTATCTGAAGGACAAGGGCAACGCTAAACCATCAGCCAGGGACGTGGCCATGGCTAGAGATGAGCTTGTCTCTCGCCTAGATACTTATTTCCAAGACCGATCAGACTACGCTGTTCCAATGCCAGGAGCCGCTGAACGGGCCATCATGAGTCAGGGCACTGAGGTAGGTACCGCTGAAGGTGAAGCACTGCGGTTGATCATGCAGTTTAAGGCTTTCCCGATTACGATGATTCGCCGAGGTCTTGGACGCGAGGTTCATGGAGCCGCTGACGGTAAGCCAGACATGATGGGACTAGTACATTTGATAGCTGGTACTACCCTGTTCGGATACGCTTCGATGGTAGCCAAGGATATTCTGAAGGGCAAGGAACCTCGGACCTTTACTGGAGAAACAGAGAAGGACGCCAAGCTGATGTTTGCCGCCATGAGTCAAGGCGGAGGCCTCGGTATTTACGGCGACTTCTTGTTTGGGGAATACAGCCGTTACGGTCGTTCATTCCTGTCAACCCTGGCAGGTCCTACCTTCGGACAGGTAGATGACCTAGCTGAGATTTTTACCCGTATTCGGACGGGCGAAGATGTGGGCGCGAACGTTATGCGAACCGTTACAAACAACACCCCATTCATTAACCTGTTCTACACTAGGCAAGCCTTGGACTATTTGATCTTGTACGAGTTGCAAGAGATGGTCAACCCAGGGTATCTTCGTCGGATGGAAGGCCGTATAATGCAAGAAAACGATCAGCGATTTTTCGTTCCGCCGAGCGAGCAGGTCCCATATGGAGGTAACCTTAGGAGTCTAGTGCAATGACAGTTCAAACCGAAATTAAACGTGTCGTCCAGGTT